AGTTGGGGTGCAGTAAGTGTGCTTGGGTCAAATGATTTAAGAGCAGTTGACACATCAGTCGGAATTGAACCAGACCCTGAAGCAAGAATCTGCCCTGTATATTTTTGTATATCAGCCATATACTGTTCGAAGATTTTCTTGTTTCCAGGATTTAGAAACTCTCCGTAGTATGTATTCATAGCATTATTAATGCTTGGATTTTGTTGAGAGTTAAGTCCTGATGAAGTCAAGAAGTTATTTATTGTCGGTTGAATAGTATCAAGTTGCTTTAGAGCAGTGTCCATATCTGCAGCAGCACCTTGGTATTTGATACCTTGAGTAGCATTTTGTTGTACTATCGCACTTTGAGAATTCGGATTAAAGTTTGGATTAACTCCTTTAATTTGTTGTATTAACTGATTTGCAACAGCACCTCCATAGGCGCTTGATAACTGACTATATGCTGTTTGATAATCCATTTGATTACTTGCAACTGCTTGTGCAAATGAACTTACGTCAGTTGCAGGTTGTCCACTTAACTGTATATTACCTCCATTACTTGTTCCATTCTGTCCTCCCATGCCAGGTGCTTGATAATATGTCTGACCATACTGACCAAGATGAGGAGTAACACCTGGAGTATTCGCTATATTAGACGCTGATGTTTGTTGCTGATTTGCTTGTGCTTGTCCTGCAGCAGCTGCATTAGTACCTGCTGTTATCTGTTGACCTTGACCCGCTAAAGCATTTTGAACATTAGAAGAAAGTGCTTGTTGTTCGGCACTTAATGTTTGACCAAGAGCCTGTCCACGACCGACTGAAACTTCAGCGGCTACGTTAGGATTATTTTTAACATCAGATAAAAGTAGTGGAGAGGCTTTTGCAAACTGATTATATTCTTGTTGCGCTTGTGTAACTTCAGGCGTTTGTCCTTGCTGTATTCCAAGGAGTCCTTGAGTCGCTGTGTTTATTGCAGGAGTTCCTTGTCCTGAAGCATATGTCTGTTGAGTATTTATAGCATTAGCAAATGGTTCTGCGGATGCTGGATTAGGCGGTGTTCCTATCGGCGTATTACTAACAGGAGGTGCCGGAGTGGTCAATACCCTTGTTGATTGAGCCCCTTGAGCTATACTTGTAGGTGTACCATTTCCAAATGTATAATTGCCACTTTTAGTCATTTCATCATTAGTTGCTTGTTGTTGAGGGGTCAATACTGAACTTAGCAGACTTGTTGATTTAGTAGGTGCAACCTGTGTTTGAGGCGTTGTCTTTGGCGATGCATTTGCTGTATCGACGGGAGCGATATTATTTGCGATATTTCCTGCAAAATTAGTTAATCCATTCCATGCATTCTTAAAAGGGGTAATAATGCCTGATATACCAGAACCTGCACCTGATGTGGGAGTTGTTGAAATAGGACTAGGCTGAGTCCTAGCAACAACAGAACTTGGATTTGGATTACCTATTGATTGACCTGTCAAACTAGGACCTGTATATGGCTGTTGTTTCCAACCATTAAGCATAGAACTATTTGCGGGAATTTGTAGAGACGTTGTTGATGTTGCCATATTAATAATTTAGTTAGCGTAAATAAATAAGTTAGGATTAACTTGCTGTGGTTCTGCCTCGAGGTCTAGATTAGTTGTCTTCGTTCCTGCATAATCTTTTAATGCTTCCAACTTCTCTTTGTAAATCTCATCATATTGCTTGAACTTTCCAGCATCTTGACTTATAGTCGAGAAATAAATTCTTAAAGCCTGATAGACAATCATGTCGTGGAAGTCTTCTGAGAGATATGGCATTTGACCTATCGTATACGTCGTCGAAGCAGTTACATCAGGTGCACTTATAATTGGAAGTTTAAGAGTTAACGAGGTTGCTGAAGTAAATTGATTTATCGGGTACCAGATACCGTCTCCTCCAGTACTCACGTCTGCTCTTAGATATAGGTTCATTCTGTCTAAATCTACATTTTGAGGAAATACAGTCCATAGGCTTGATGTACCAGTGACCGTCGTTGACCCCACGACCATCGTAGCCAATGTTCCTACACTATAGTCCTGGTAACTCATGTCTATCACTCTAGTCTTATAGTTGAAGGTTATAATGTTTCCCGTTGTCGAAGGAATCGGGAAGACAGAGAACTTACCGTTGTAGAGGAAGAAGTAATTTGGTATATCTGAAGTATAGGGCAAAAAGTTGATTTGATTCCATTCTTGAATACTTATAATCGGCGTCGGGTGATATTTAAGTTGACCAACATTTATTGTATTATCCTTTATTTTAGAAACGTTCGCAGGAATAGAGTAATCCTGGACTCCAACTGATTTGACTGAGGTCGTAGCAACTTTTAGCAAAGCATCTGCCCAGGTTAAAGCAGCACTTCCATTAGTGAATAAAGTCATTCGCTGTTCTCCGGATGAGAAAGTCAAGTATTGAGAACAAGTTGGATATGTCCATGTTGCAGTAAGAGTGGCAGTCTTATCTCCAATTGCAGGAGTTGATGTGAGAGTTAAAGATTGTGCTCCGATTGTGGTAATTGTCACAGTCTTCTCATTATCAAAGTATTTCTGTATTAAATAACGATGTGCATCATTCACAAGTTGCTGTCCGATTGCCACAGCCTGAGATGAATTATTATTCGTGAGTGTCGTAAAAGCTCCTCCATATGTCGATGGTGAAGTGGTTGCTGTGGTCCCTACTAATGAAGTAAATGTTCTCATATTTGTATTATTAAGATATTGTCCATAAACCTGATAATGACCAATTTGGTGCAAATGCTGTCTGAATTACTATTTGAGTACTTGTATAAGACAAAACATTAGCAACTGCATATACATTTTGTGGACTAGAACTGTCGGCAGCGTATGCAATATGGCCTTGACTGTTTCTTAATATTGACGATGCCTGAGTTCCTGCAACAGATAAATTGCTGTTTAAACCACCTGTCTTAAGACCTGTTCCATCAAACGTAAAAGAGCTGTTTGAACCCGATAATGATACTGCACCATTCGTCACAATAAAACTTGATGACCCTTGGACAATAGGAACGAATACCTTGCCCATCGTTACACTGTTTGGTGTTCCTGGCTGATATTGGTAACCTCCGACCAGTTCTGCTTCACCGATAATCATAGCATGCAATTTAGGACTGGCGGTTATATTAAGAGCGCCTCCAAAGAATTGAACTGTACTAACTTTAGATGGAATTGGAATATAATAATTAGCATATGTAAAAACCTGATTAGGCGCAGAACCTATAATTGTCCCTTGACTCATATCAATTGTTCCATTAAATACAGGAGATGAGATTATATCTGCATACTGTATTGCAGGACTATTTACGTTGTCATGAGTGTGTCTAGGAACGATAGGCGCGCCTGAATTTGCATTCAACAGGAGTTCGTCTTTTATAATTTTCCTGACCATCGCTTCATTCATTTCTCCTTGAGGATTAAGTGCATCAAAAGAACTGATCTTTCTTCCGCGTCCTGATATAGAGTTTTTATCGTTTGGATTCATTTCATTTGTATTCTTAACTCTCTAAATGGTATTCGACTAGAACCACTTGAAGCACATGCAAACTTAATCATAAACTGAATCCATTGTAACTGAGAAAGATTAGATGGGAAATTCTCTGATAATTGATTCGTTGATGTTGTTCCGATTAAAGTATATGAATCTGTCAGAGACCCTCTTGCATATAAAGATATCAAATCTCCTGTACTCATAGGTCTATCAAGTTTAAACATAATTTGTCCTAAAGACCTCTTATCGAGTATTGACCCCATCGGGATGATATCTGTTTCAATTAATGGTTCATAATTTCCCCACAAAGTAATATCGTTATAATCTATGCCTCCAACAAGTGTACCATTTGACCATGCTGAATAATAAGAGTCATTTCCATTTGCTGATGGAGAATTGTCAATAAGAATTCCATTTGATAAACTGCCTCCTGATGGCTCTAATCCATAAGAGTTTTGTGCTTCCATGACGAGTCCTGATGCTGATTCACCAAGCATCGAAGGTGAAACAACAAGAGAGAATATGCCTGCAAGTAACGGTACGAATCCTGTCGAAAATGTTGCATCATACCCTGTTAAAGTAAAATAACCAGTCAATATCGAGAAAATATAATGCCCGTCGAATATAAATCCGATATTTATTCCAGTTAAATGAAATGAACCAAAACCAAGTGAAGCAATATGTGTTCTTATGAAAGAAGTTATTTCTCCTGTTAATGCGAATGAACCTACAGTGACAGAGAGATTATAATTTCCTGTATAAGTAATTACTATCAGTCCTTGATAGCCAGACCCAGGATTACCTCCATTTCCGATTCCTCCTCCGCCGGCTCCATAAGTTCCGCCAGCACCGCCGTTATGTGTTCCAGTAACAGAGCCGCCGCCGCCTCCGCCTCCAGAACCATATGACGCAGTATATTCTGTTCCATTTCCGCCTGCGCCACCACCAGAACTTCCACCAGTGCCTCCGTTCCCATTGTCTCCTTGACCACCTCCTCCGCCAGGACCTGGATTTCCTCCGCCATTAGTCCCGCCTCCACCAGCACCATTTTTACCTGCAGCGCCTCCGCCTCCACCTCCTGAACCATAACCATTGCCAGCTCCTCCATCGCCGCCTGAATATACTATAGTTCCTATACCACTTGCTGAAGAACCTCCAGAGCCATGTCCAGTTCCTGCAGGAGAAAAAGTGCCTCCCTTAGCTCCTACAGATGATGCCCCTAAACTTGCACCGTTAAACCATGTGTCTCCTCCATTGGTTCCACTTCCACCACCTGTGCCTACTTGATAAGTAACTGATGCTTCAGGAATCAAAGTTAGATTACTAATTTTTGAATACGCGCCACCTCCGCCTCCACCAGAATAAGCATTGCCATTTGTTCCTCCAGCGCCGCCACCTCCAATAACTTCAATCGTGTTGACAGAACTATTCCAGTTTGCTGGAACTGTCCATGATGTACCTGAAGTTAAGAAAATGGTTGTTGACATTATGCTAGTTGTATCACTCCATTAGTGCCATCGAATGACAAAGTGAATGTATCTGATGTTCCTAAAGTTATATTTGAGCCGTAATCGTAGAATCCAATTAATTCCTTATTTGTAGCCGCATCGTCATAAATGACAAGATAACGAAATGGTCCTACTGAACCAGTTGCTGTCAACGTTAGATTAGCCAGAATAAGCTTTGATGTTCCGCTCGTTTGCGTATAACTTGTTGTCGTCAGATTATACGGATTAGCTCCTGATAGATTTGCCGTCGACAATGGCGCGGTCAAATCAGAATACTGATTTACTGTCGCTACATCAGGCAGTGTGTTTGTTAACGCTATCTTTAATTGGTCTGACCCAAGATTGAATACCTTGTTGCCTACGTTAAGTACGAATTTATTTATTTTTGTGTATGATGCCATATTTTTAACTTGCTTTTGTTATTAATAATTGAAAGAATAATCTCGACCTATGTACCATTATTCCCCCCCATGCGAATACCGGGTCTATTACGCCTGCTACAAAATCTGGTATTTTATATAGCAATTGCACTGAATATCCATTACTTACATAAATGTTTCCTTTCTGACCAGCAAATACGTAAATGTTGTTAAGTAGATTAATTATTCCTGATATTTTCTCTCCTATTGGAGAAGGTGAAGAAGTTTGTGCTGAAACATAATCCCATGTATAAATATCTTGTTGTCCTGCTACAACCATTTGGGACTTTAAGTCAGTTAAATCAGTTACTGTGTCAATGAATTGCTCTGGAATTGATGCTACACCAAATGATACAGAATAAGATTCTGGTAAAGCTGGATTGAAATTAATATTAGTATTTGATGTTGTTGCTATTCTTCCAATAAATTGACCATTGCAGAAGTACAGTGAGCCATCTACTTTTGACACATAAGGACGATAAAATGTTGCAGTCGGGTCAAGTAATTGAATCGACCAATTTGCTGTTGCACCAGGTGCTAGATATAAAAGTGCAGACAAAAAATTAATATTTGTTGAATTGTTAGTAAAATTGGTTGCTATTTTTTGTCCATCAGGCATTACTATATTATAAATACCCGTAGCTTCAGCCCAGATAGTACCATGAGCTTTTCCAAGAACGTCGATATAAGAAATTATAGTTGCTGTTGTTGCGCCGACATAACTTCCTGAAACAGAGAATAATAATGTCGTTGAATTCCCTATAGGCAATGGATTTGTCTGACTTGTCATTGTATGAACACCTGTGCCGTCTGATGTCAAAATAACAGCGCTTCCCCCAGGAGCAGTCGATATTGTGATATAGTCTGAATTGGTCGATATACTTAAAATATAATAATCTGTATTTAATGAGAGACCAGCAGGCAATGTATTTGTAGTTGTAAATCTAACAATTGAATTGACTTGAAAAATAGGAAGCTTGTTAAGTATAGTCGTTGTATATATATTATTAGCAAAACTAGCATATACAGTTGTAACTAAAGTATTATTAGTTGCTGAACCATAATTAGTCTTATTCCAATTCGCACTTATAATTCCTAAGTCGCCTGTGCCATCTCCACAAAATTCAATTACATTATTGCCAAACACGACAAGATAATTTTGCCAATAAGCTATGCCTGCTGAACCATTAGTAAACTTATTTGAACTAGAAACTAAAAGTGTAAATGTCGATGAATTAACTGAATTTTGTTTCCATATTTGTCCTGAATCATCAAGAATATAATTAAGTCCTAATGGTGATGTCGCCTTTTGAACAGGGTTAGTCATTGTACCACCAGAAATAGTGCACGCTCTCCTGCGATAATTGACGTAAGTAACACCCGGATAATAACTCGTATTTAGATTACGAATATTAGCAATACCCTCATAAGGAGAGTTTGCAATACCATTCTCAAACCCATCAATAATGAGTTCGTCGTTTCCTTGTGAGTTGGGTTCTATTCTGAATGCCATATGTTATCTATTATCTACTGTTTTATGTGCTTGATTACACCTACAATTAGGATGTAACGGGGGTGTTTTAGGGTTCTTTCTTATCGCGTTACGTTTACAACGCATGCAAACTTTATCACTGCTTCCAGTTTTTATCTTACCCATAATTGCTTGTTGTAGAGGACTTGAGAAGTTCATGTGTAGGTTACAAGTAGTTTGCCATTAGAATCTGTTCGAATAGGAACGGGTGTTACTCCGTCTAACGATGATACCCCGTACTGAGTAGGGACATCATTATCATCTCGTCTGTTTCGAGTCGCGATACTCGGCGTAAGTGAGTCTGTGCTGTTATCCACGAGTAGATAGTCTGTAATAGGGTCTACTCGAAACATTACTGTCGTTACTGAGTCAGAAAATGACACACCAGAAGCAATTGCTCTATCATTGTCATCACGAAGTGCTGGTGTGTTTCTAGACATTTACTTATATGATATAGTAATATCCTCTGTTTGAGTTGCTATAACGACAAACAAACCTGTTGCAAAGAACACATTGTAAAAAAGTGTATTTAACTGAGGTGACGCAGGAACAGTAATAGTTGCTATAAGCTTGCCTCCTGTCGAGATACCATCGTAAATAGTAACAACACCTGCGGCTGTTTGTGTGTTAAACGTTATGCTATAAAGTGCGCCTTCTCCAGTCTTGACCAACTGACCTGTTGTTGTACCACCTGCTAGATTAGCAAATGTTCCAACATTCTGCGGTTGTCCATAGAATGGTTGAGCACTTCCTTGAGTCATTGCGTATGACATAATTTAATGATTTAGTTTTTTAATGTTTACCCATGCCTGTCTAAGAGTTTCTTGCTGAGAAGCAATATGAAGCTTCTCTTTTTCTATTTCTTGTAATGTGTTTTCAACCTGTAATTGTTTAAGAACAAAATCCCTTTCTTGATAACCGAATACTCGTTCTTTGTCAGCAAGTATTTCATATTGAGCATCGATATCTGCTTTTGAACGTTCTAACTCGTTAATCCTAGAAGTCTTAAGTTTCTCTGCCGTATCGTAATTCTTGATGGCTTCATTATTTAACTTAACTGAGAGCGCTGCCATCTCTTTTACTTTCTCTTCTCGTTCGAATAGTAACTCTTTATTTGATTGTAATTGAGCTTCTCGACTAATCAATTGAGCATCTCGATTCATCATCTCAGTCTTATCTTGAGTACATTGTTCAACCTGCCTCTTAATAACGAACTCACGAGAGATAAGGTCAGTTTCCTGTTCAGCAAGCTCTTTTATCTTAGATTCTATAGTCTTACTGGTAGAAAGTACTTTGGCTTCAATGTCATCACGTATCTTATTTGCATCACTATAAGCTTTTTGAGATTGTTCCAGATAGAGAGTGGCTTCTTTTTCGGCCTTTTTACTCTTAGCTTCTCGCTCTTCGATATTGTGAACTTGAGCTTCACGAGAGATAAGAACTATTTCTTTGTTTTGTAAGTCATCTTTTAATTGATTGACTTCTTCCCAGGCTTTACTTAGGTCAACAGGTGCTTCTAATTTCAACCTCTCTTCTTTCTTACGAGCAATCTCTTTATCAAGTAATTGAGATTCTTTAACCTTTACACCTATTGTTTCATTAATAGTCTTTAATGATGCATCTCGAAACTTACGTAAGTTAGCCTCTTCTTGAGATTTAGTCTGACGAAGAACATCTATTGTCTTAGCAAGTTTGGCTCCCTCCTTAATTTCTGTCTCACGCTCTTGATTCTTCTTTGCCGAGATTTGAGTTTTAGGTAAGAGTTTCATCATTCTTCTATAGGACCTGATGCCTTATCAGTTAATGATTCGCCATCTTCAAGTACACGAGTAATGGGTCTACCTTTTGTGTTTTTGCGATATTTATTCTCATCGTCTTTTGGCATAACCTTAACTTCAGCTCTCGCTAAAGGCAGAGGTTCAAGACACTTTTGAGTAAATGGCGCTATATCACTGTCTGTGTAAAGAGCTGGTATTCCTCCAGGAGGAACATTATCCATACCCTTGAACTTATCTGTGTGATAAAACTCTCTCACACCTAGTTCACGAGCAAACTTCTTACGAATGTTTTGTATCTCAAGTGGTGTGAATGGCATCACCATTGGAGTTGACTTCAATGCAGGAAATGTATATTCTACATTGTCCCATTTAGCTGTGAAGTCTCTATCTGTCCAATTTGTAAAACGAAACACTCCGTCGAAGTCACTTGGCAATATGTTTTTACTATTATCCATAGTGTTAACATTAATTTTTTAATCCCTATATTCCTATAGGTCGAGGTGTCGAACTCCCTCGTGTCTGCCCACAGTCGATAGTCTGTGGACAAGACGAAAGAACTAAACTCGATTAAAGGTCGAGATATATCAAGCCATACTTTGCTGACACAAGTGTCTGCATTGAGTGACCGATAAGAGCACCTGCCGGAAGAGCGATACCAGTAGACACTGCGCCTGTAACTGCAGTCGAAACTGCAACTGGTGAACCTACTGTAGTAATCGTATCTACCTTACAAGCTGTCGGACCGTGACACACGATAAGTCCATACTGAACTGTACCGGCAGTCGAAAGGGCACCAGAAGTTGTGTTGTAAGTAGGCGCTGTTGAGGCGGCAATACCATACAATGTAACTCCGATAGGACCTGACGTTGCTGTCGTACCAGTTGAAATTATCACACCATTCGAAACCGCACCTGCGGCTGACGCTGAACCTCCGCCGTACGAATTATACACGAGGTTAAGAGTTGATGTCGCATCGAGCGTGGTCTGTATCGGGTCTTCTAGATTAATCACTACGGCTCCAGCATTAGTACCTGCTGTATGAGAAGCAATTTTGAAGATTTGACCCAAACCAGTACCAGAGGCAACTATACAATAGCCGCCTTGAAACTGGTTAGCCGAGAGCACGGTCGAGCTGTTCGTTGCGTATATCTGATACAGACCAGCTGTAGCAGGGTATGCCGTAGGAACAGTCATCGCAAGACCAAGAGCAGTTGTAATTTGAGCCGGAGCCTGAACTACAACACTCGGTGTCAAAGCAACACCTCCATTAGCGACCAATACAAGTTCACGACCATCTGCTGTATCAAACTTTTGACCTACGTACGTTGAGAAGCTTGAATCTAGTATACCCGTACCTGACGTAGGATTTGCACCATTTGCCGGAGTGGCACCATAAGCCTGGTTACTATTACCTGTTGAGATATTAGTCCAAGGATTGAGCGGAGCTACTACTGGCTTACCTGTTATTCTTGACATAATTTTTATAGTTACTATTAATTACCTTACTAATTATCCGATTCTCGAGAACGTATAGGCAGTAGCACTTGAGAATATAATTCTGTAGATTGCTGTGCCTGATGTTCCGACTGTTACTGTGAGAGGAGTGACAGTCGCTGGTGTCACTGATGCTGTAGCTGTTGTAAGCTGAACAGCATAGTCAGCCTGAACTGCATTCGTTCCAACTGCCATTGTGACTATACCTGAACCTGATGACGCTGTATTGTCAATAAACAACTCAGTCATATATCCTTGGGTTGCCCCTAATTGAGCACCAAGTAATGTACCTGTTGGCATTGTCAATACAACTGCTGCTGTAGAAGTCACCGCGATATAGCCGTTAGCAACTTCTATTGCTGTTAATGTCGCTGATGCTGTCTTTGTAGTAACACCAATATCGGCTCGATATGGATGAACAGTAAAGACACCTTGTGATTCATTAACTCCAGGAAGGATATTTTCTAGTGGTATGTTCGTAGTCATTATAGTGGGAACCATTCTGAACCTACCGTACAATTGCCTGTCGTTGTAGCGTTGCTCATAAGGAAGGTTAGATAAGTATTAACTGGCCAGATACGAGACTGATAGGATAGAGCACCCTCTGTTGTCGTTGCACCATATCCATACCCAGTTGTCGAAGTGCCAATGTTTAGAACAGCGGCATAGTTTGTGTTGCCTTGTAGTCCATTGTTTGCTGTCGATGTAGTAGCAACTTGGAGTATAAGATTTGCAACTAATGTCGATGCGGCCTGTACTTGAGTACATTCAGCATATGTTCCAATAATGGCTCTATCTGTTGCACCTGAATTAAGAATAGATGTCGATGTACCAGTTGAGGTCTGAAGAGAGCTTGCTCCGCCGCCATTTGGTGTGAACGTAATTGACGACCAGTTTATTACTGTCATATATGTACCAGCTGTTGAGACACCTTTAACTACTGGCTGTGAACTGCTAAAGAACACATAACCAATGGTCAGTCCAACTAACACGCACACTACTGCACCTATGATGATATTTCGTGTTTTCATGTTAGTATATGACATAAGAAATTGGTAATGCTGAACTTTCCGAAGCGGACGATGTAATAACACACTGACCTTGAGTAACTGTGAATGCCCAGTTTCCTGCTTGAGGCGTAGAACCTGTTACCCATATATCAATCTGCGAATTCGTGTGAATATACTCATCTTGAATAGTAAGAGTATTTCCGCCCGCACCCCAAGTTCCAGTATTCACCTGCTTCAAATGAAGAGGAGGAAGACTAGATTGAGGACTTTGATGACCAAAATTCGTTTGTGAAGGAGCCGCCATATTGTTTTAGGTACCGTTACTTTTCTCCTTTCGGATTACGCTTTTACGGCACAATTAGGCTATTAATTATACACCAGTTACGCCGTACAAAACACCATTCCTAAATGGGTCTGTACATACGAGCTGACCGCCCATAATCATGAATCCATTAATGGCACCCATGTTATAAGCCCTTATCCAACCAGTCCATGTGAACGCATTACCAGGAGCATATTCCTTGTCCTCGTATACGTTACCTTCGATGACCTTCGCTGACGGTGACACTTTCGTGCCCTCCCACCAATTAAGTCCATAGAAGTGTAGGAAGTCCATATTGAGCATATAGAAGTAACCAGTCGTTACTTTCTTGTCTCGATAGATTTCCATGCCGTCCCAATGCAAATCAGAGTAACCAGAAGCCTGTGAAGCGTGCTGAACAGTTCCACGACCAAGTGTCATGTTATTGCGCTGGAAAGGAGTCAATAGTTGCTCGAAGTAAGCCCATGTCGTGTAATCTGTGAAGATTGCATTCGGGCGAACGGGACCATCTGCGATTGAATTCCAAAGCTGTCTGACCTTGAGCAATGAAATTGTACCAGATGAGTTTGTGCGAGTTGCGTTTAGACCAGTATATGTAGCACGAGACAATCCGCCGTAGTTAGCGGCAACTGTTCCATCGTCTACAATGTTTAGCAAACCAGCAGGAGCCTTGCCTCCATAAGCTGAACCATCAGCCTGGAAGAAGTTACCAATGTCGTCTGCCATGTCCTGCGCACGAGACTCCATCATGGTCGTCATGAGGTTAAGAGTCTGCATCTGTGTCTTATTGACTGACAAGTCCGAACCAGCGAGAGCGACGTTAGCCGCAACGAAGGTCGGGTAGAATATCATGTTAACTGACACAGGCTGTTGAGTAATCGGAAGCAAATCGAATCCATTGAAAGCAACGGACGCAATGCCTTTCTGATACTTAATCGGGAAGCGCATCTCAGCTCCATTCCATTTCTTGGTACGAGCTAGAATCTTTCCAAAGAAGTAGTTATCACGCAATACTTGGTCAACCCAAGCAGGTGCGAGATAGACGTTAGTTGTCGTAGTGACGTTTACATTCGGGGGCATAATTTATAATGTTAATTGTTGTTAATTTAGACCATAGTCTGCTCTCCAACCATCGAAGCCAGGAGTCCTAGGTCTTGACTCTGACTTACTCGAACCTGACCGTTGCATCGAACGCGATGCAATTTCCTTCTGACGAGAGTTATCTACTTTGTTAGCAGTCGTTGAGTAGACTTCATATACTGACTGGAAATCTGCATAATCAGTAATGGTTCCATCTTCATCTTTAGGAGACATTTTCTCTACAAGTGTAAGGAACTGTTGCCTACGAGATGTTGCTTCTTTGGTGTTAGAGGTGAGGTCTACACCATAAGCGTCTTCAATTGCTTCTAGCTCTTCATCAATCTGAGTTTCGGCTTGTTCAACCTCTGCCTTTTCATTTGATTCGAGTTGAGCAATTTCTCGTAAAGTTTCTTCGCGAGCACCCTCTCTAGTTTCTGAAAGTAAGTCTGAAAAGTGTTTAGCAAGTTTCTTTCCAGTTTCTTCCGTTCCGAATATTTCGATAAGACGAGCATCTATGTTAGGATTTTCTTTCTTAGCCTTGTCAAGCTCAGTTGCCGCACGAAGTCTCTCTGCAAGAACGATGTTAGACTCTCTTTCTTGCTGGTACTTCTGCTCAAGTCTGCGCTGACGTCTGTTCTTATGAGGTTCGTCCTCGTCATTCTCCTTTTCAGGAGCCTTGTTCTCAATTGACGGCTTCTTATCCTCAAAGACATCTGCTTCCTTCTTATCTTCACTTGGTAACGTTTCAAAGAACTTGTCTACTTCACTTTTGTTTTCATTATTCATGATATTTCGGCCTTTGCAGGCATTAGTTGTTTACAGGACTATTTAACGTCTAATCCTTACTGACGATATTAATTAATATGAATGCATTCCGCCGCCTGGGTCTTCTCTATAATAAGTTTTACGTTTTTCTGGACCTAATCTTTTAATATCAGCATCATTTTTTTTCATCATTTCTTTTAACCCAGGTGTTGGATATCGACCTTTCTTTTTCTGTTCAATAGCCTTGCTTTTAGCTGTTTTGGACGTTTTGGTCATATATTTCGTTGTATTGAAACCGTAATGTCCAATATGGTAGTTTTTTGATAATTTGTTTCTGCCATGTTATTATGTTATTTGCCTTCTCCTTTACATACATCACACTCCTTGTAAACTTCCTCTAAAGGACTACGACCGCGTCCTTGACATGCTTCATATACTTTAATCTTTTCTACTTTTTCAACTTTCTCTACTTTTGCTTTTGCTTTTGAGACTTCTTTTTCATTTAGCAGGAGACATTGCCTTTTCGAGTGCCTGTTTCTTAGCCGTTGAATGTCTCTCTCTCCTTTTATGACCGACCACTTTTTGAAGAGGAACTCGTATTTCTTTCATAGATTCCTTAAATGACTTTGGAACCCATTGACCTTTATCATTGCCTTCGACATATTTCATGCCATGAGTTTCTGATTTGTAATTTGGCTTGCTCATATTAGTTATCTAGTCCATGAGCTCTGCGCTCATTCTTTTTAGTTAATAATGGATGTCTCTGTACAATGTTAGCGTTATGCTTGTCAGGTACTCCATTCTTGTACTCCTTATGAATACGATTAGAATAGTTCTGTAAAGCTTTCATATATGCGTTAGTCTTCTTATTCATGTGAATAGGTTTTCTTGCTATAGTGTGAGCGACCTTTTACTGGATGTACTGTGCCAATCATTTTCTTAATCGCTTTAGATTTGGCAAGGTCTCGATGATATCGCTTTCCCATTTCAAGGTTGTTATACCCAGACTTCATCGATTTATCCATCTCTTCTTGCTCACCTGGTTGTTCTGTGTATTTTTCTCTCATTTTGATTTATTTTTAAGTGCTAAATGTTTTGCCTTTGTTTGTGCTTCAATTTCTTTATCAACATTAACCCCATTACGAGTAACAGAACCACCCATTTTGACTTTAGCTCTTTTTGGTATTATTTTATAAGGAATTTTACTCATTTTGATTTACTTAAATCTTTCTTTTATAATGGCGACTTTACTGACTTCTGTTGTTCGACCTTTGACTTATGGCTCTCTTCGTCATGCTTTAACTTTTGCTGATGTGTTGCCTCCTTGTGTTGCATATCTTGTTCAACCTGGGCCTGTTTGACTTGCATTCCCTGTTGAGCTTGAGCCCCTTGTTGCTCCATTTGAGCTTGACCTTGCTGCTGTTGCTGTTGGGCCATCATTGCTTGCTGTTGAGCCTGCTGAACTTGCTGAGATAACTGCGGGAAGTTTATTGACATGTAAGTCATCTTGTCTATAAGCCATAATGTAGACATCTCAGCTACTTCTTCTGCATTTGGGAAGTTAATTCGTGTGAATAGTGTCTTTGGGTCAAGTATGCCAGCCTGAAAGAGTTGTACAGCTTCGTTGGCAATTGATACCTCGTCCTTAGGACGCATTGAGTTAGGTGTTACGCTCACGACAACCTTACGGTCAAATGACTGTAATGAGAGCTGTTCATACTCAACCGACTTCATTTGTCCTAGAATCTGAGCAACGTGTGTCTGGTCGTAAAATACGTAATATAGTTGAACCCACCAGTTAAATACATTATCACAGAACTGTTCGATTGCATCTCCAATACCGCCACCTATACGTGTGCTATCGTGATTTTCGTTAGCAACGACCTTAGTTGCAAGTTCATTAGGCTCGGGTGGGCTTGCTGTCAGACCTTCTGTGCCGAATATTGACCGCAAGTCATTCTTATCATTCTCAAGTGCATTGAAAAAGGCAGGAGGCACAGGCGTCATTTCCATTTTCATCATTGCTTTGTCAATGTCCTTTCCTGTCGGTATGAGCACAGGGTGTCCTTTAGCCATAGCAATCGCCGCTTGTTTGGCTTCTTCTTGGTTAAAGTTATCTGCTGAGAAAGCTGTGCTATTATTCTGTCTCGATAGGTTATAATCTATCTGTTCTGTGCGACGAGTAACTCTCCTCTGATTAGGAATGTTCTGTTCAATGAGTGATGTCTCGTCGTGTGGTTTCTCTCCTAGTGAAAATATGCTAAGGAATGTATATGGCTTCTTAGGTCTAGCGAAGTGATTTCTCGGCTTAACTGTCTGTGGAATAAGTGCTGAACCTTGTTCTTCTTCTTTCTCATAGTTAAAGAAAGGATTTTTTGACTTATCAAGCACTACTTCCTTAAACGTAGTAAATGTGTATTTGTCAGTCCACCATTCTGTGTAGACCACATCAGTTCCAAGCTTACCGTCAACCATTATCGCGATGTAACTTTTCTCATGCGGGAATAAGTCGATAAGCTCTCGTGCGGTAACTGTTATGCGCTCACCAAGATAACCTTCATAGTCTGCATACTCATCGATAAATCCATCTGGGTCTAGTATAAAGTTTTTAGGCTGTCTTACTTCAGATGAGATTTCCTCAATCTCAGCATCCCAGCCATGTTTCATTACGCCTATGAAGTAGATTGACCAATGTCTGACGACGCGATTGAGCTTGCGACGTAAGACGAGCACATCAGCATGATACTGAAGCATTGTCTTTACACTAGTTGAGAGCTTGTCTCCTTCCGGTGTGTTATCACAAAACACAACAGGATCTGGATTCTTTTGTAGTGCGGCTGGTAGGAAAGTCTCCTCTGCCTCGAACAGTAAGTTAGCAGAGATAGGCATGCCATTCGTTGCTTCGTATGTGCCTTCTTTTTGCTTGCCTAGGTAATATGTCTTACATGCTTCTTGTCTCTTTTTGAGAGCTTCCTCATAGCCCGAGTATTTAGCTGTCCACTTTTTACTTAGTTGTAAAAGCTCATCGTCATCAAGGTCAAGGTCAAGTACATCTACTTTCTCACCTTCGACGCCTTCGTTTTGAGAGGATGCGCCTTCATTGACTTTGTTCAATTTGCTACCTACAAGACTTTGAACTCCGGAAATGTTTTGAGAAATTGGATCCATTAAAAAAAGGACGGACACTACTCAAAAAGAGTATGTCCGCCAGTGTATGGTTAGGAAACGTTATAATCGTTGACCTGAGTATTGTATACTAGACTGATTTAGATGTAAAGGTATGTACAATTAAAATAGATATGATATTATACTTAGGTTAGAAATATCTAACGGCAGTCTAGAACCCGAAGAATCCTTTGACGGTTCACCCTAGAGAAATCTAGGGGGACTGCCAGAGGATTTTTACTACATGAAAGCCTAGTAGACTAGTAGCTCTTTCTTTTTCTCTTGACTCTTTTTCTTATTCTTTCTTACTAACAACCATTCTATTCTTCTTTTTCATGATGACATGTTAACAAACATGTTTATAACTTGTTTATAAGTATATTTTAGAATTCGATATGTCATTTCACAATTACTCTCATATCTAAAGTAATAGTTACGTCTATAGTAACTATCGTTTATGAGCATTCTCTTAAATATGGTATGTTTCTTTCTTTTCAACAGTTTTAATTTGTCCATAATGGTCAAAGTGTAGCGTTAAAGAAGTGTCTCTCATGTCAAAAGCGTTAATAGATTCTAAGAAGCCTACAAAAGCATATCTCTTTTGAAAGGATATAAACCGTTTAGATTCTTCTTCAGTTAAAAAGACTGGGACGGTTAGCATAAAATTATCATATTACAAACTGTTTATGATGTCCTGCTAATACGTCTGTGTCGCACCATATCTGTATGCCAGCTTTCTCTACTCGGTTTGAGAAGACAACATCTTCACCTTTATAAGCATCGTGAACAGCGTCTAAATACTCATATTCAAACCATGGCTTTTTCACGAGACTAAAAACTGACCTGTGTATAAGTAAGTAACCACCTGACGCGATTACAACCCGTTGTAGGCCGGTCTTAGGTTGCACGGGCACAGCATCTGTTAAGGATTTACCTGGTAGCACTAAAGTAAAACACGATGGTCTAGACACGAGACTATCTTTACCATTCATAACGAGGTTGTATAGTCCAGAGACAACTTCTTTCTTATGAGCTAATAGTCTCTCGGGTCCATCTATCTCGGGTATAGTGTCTGAGTCTATGAATAGTAAATACTCTTTGTCAGTTGTTAAAAAGTGTCTAACTATTTTGTTTCGCGCATAATCTACGAGTGGACTTGATTCAAATATCATAATAGATGCGCCCATCTTAGCCCATTTAATTAGCTTAGGTACAAGACCTGCTACTATGTTGTCCTTGGTTGGTATTGCTATGAGTAAGTTATTCATAAGGTTATTCATGTCCAAAGAAATGAGAGTCTTCTAATAATAGCTTTGACAATAATTCGTATGTCATTTCTATTTGTTCTGGTTGTTCGTCAGATTGCGTAGTCATCTTGTGTAAATATACGTCCCTTTGGTAATTCATCTATAAAGCCTGGCTGTATTATAGTTGCTTTCATTTGAGAGAATCTGTCTAATCCAGTTAAGAGATAGACCATGGAATGGACATAATGGTCAGGCCCCATTCTCTTCCATACAAATTGATTCTTATAAAGTGAGCTATCATCTTTGCCTTGACCATTGTTAGAAGTCACAAACTCTCGATAAATGTTATTGAATTGGTCTGCAAACTCAGTCCATTCCTCTTTAGTGCCGTTTAACTTAATTCTCCCGATCTCCTTAAGCTGCTCTACAATCATCTGTATCATTCTATTACGGTCTACAGTCACTATGCCATAGTTATCACCTTGGCCCCATTTAATCATCTGAGCGCCCGTCGAGTCCCTTCTGTAATAGCATAGATACACTTTGCCTGGGTACTTTGCTGCTAACTTACGTATGCCTATCAAATCTCCGCCTTGGTCACTAACGATAATACTCTTCTTCCATCTTTTGAGGAAACCTTCAAGTGTATCGTACGGGTCGTACCCTTGACTTGGCTCTTTACACTGTCCGTAATGAAATAACCCGTCTTTATTCCCGATAACATAGTGAATAGGTAATCCAGTATCAACTCCAATGATAATTGGTTCTTCTTGGTCATTGACTTCTTCAACACAGTTTTTGAGGACCGTTGTCGAATCAATTTTGTCATCTCCTTGTGCATATGGTAATCCTAATACGTAATTATAAAAGTATTCTTTTGGCTTTGTCTCCCAGTCTATGCATATCTTTTCTGCTGTTATCCATGGACACATGAGTTGACTTATGTGATAGCCCGAAAATATGCCTGAAGATGTTGCCTTCCATGCTCCCAAGCGTCTGCTGGAGTCCGAAATTGGCTCTTTGCAAAATTGGCAAATATAAGAGCGTGTAATCAGGTCTATGTTGTCTGGCCATTTTAGTTGTTGTTCTTTTTTGCATGATGGACATGTTATAAACCACTCCTTTCTATCACTCTGTCGCCAATAAATATCTACTCCGAATCCTGCTAATGATGGATGACTAAAGTACCATCTTCTTCCATTTGACTTTGCTTGTAGTCTGGTTTCATATTGTGTGATAACTTCTGGATTTGATGCATCTACTTCGTCATGAACATTTAAGTCAGAGGACACCATCATAGCTTGCTTAGTTGTCCAGGTTCCTCGGTAATAGATTATATTATCCCCTATTGCTTTCTGTTCTACAGTATCATGCTCTTTACACCAGTCTAAGAGTACAGGATTCTGAGCTATGATACGATTCACTTTACCTCCTGCCATATCATTAACGTCGCCTTGAGTGGGGAGTGTGTAAATAACATCCCACTTATTCTTTTTGGCACAGTACATTGTCTTAATTAGTTCAGCAACTGTGGCTCCAATCTGTGGCGCTTTAAGCACTACTTGTAAAGAAGCCATGTCATCGTAGAACGCCCTCATAAAGTTATGGTTGTCAAACTCTATGGGGATACCACTCTCATTCTTTATCTTATGAAATAGACACCAGTCACTGACTGACAATCTCTCCGCCGCTTGATTCAGTAGGTTTATTGCTTGTGTTCTTAAGTCTGTTTGCAATTGCTTGTTCTGCGATTAATAACTCTTCTTCAGTAAAGTCAGTTGGCTGTTGTCCTATTTTAATATCAACAGATTGTGATGCTTTGCCATGTGTTCTGTCGAATAGTGCATTAATTGCTTGGTTATCAGGTCTTTCTGTTGTAATGTAATAATAGCTATCCTCATCTATATTACCCGCTAAATAGTCTTCTATTTCACTTTGACTAGTAACTAATTCTGGCTTTTTGTCTTTACCTTTAGCATCTTTATCTATTCTGTAAAGAAATGATAACCCACGACCAAGTGCTATTTGTGAGTTGACTAATACGTCAGTTGCTTCATCTACTCTTTCTTTAATTCGCTCTAATCTTAACTCACGAGCAATAGTAGCATCGTTTTTACGACCTGGTGGTCTTCCTCCTAATGCTCCATTTTGTGCTGATGTGATTCCTGGCATAAAAACCTATGATACCTATTATTAGATTCTAATTAATCTTAATTAAGCATCTTAACTACATTCTTATAACACTTTCTACATAATTCACTTTTACTAGTTATCTTTTGGTGTGTATGCGGTTCTAGGTATATACGCTGTTTGATTATAAAGCGTCTTTGTTTACATGCTGGGCATTTTGAGAAGAGTTTCATTTCTTTAGAGTTATAACTGAACTGGTAGTGAGAATCATAGAAGCGACGGATAAAGCATTGGTTATAGCATTCTTAACTACGATGGCAGAATCTATAATACCATCAAATTCTGCATCATCATCGTGGGTAATGCCCATATTTTCACATATTTGTAAATATGGCACTTTTAATGCATTATTCAATATTTTACCCCCCATTGTATTAGGCATTTCTGTTAATATTAAAGTTTTGCCTGCACCTGGAACAACTCCTCCCTGTAAGGCAAGATATGAACTGTTTCTAGCATCAAGAGCCTTTCCTTTGATATATGATAGTTCAGATTCGCTGTTGGCTCCAAGTTTGAGTATAGCGGTCTTTGTATTAAGCCTAGAGGCTCTAATTTTTGCTTCATTTGTGTTTTCTTCGAGTATTTTTTTGATATGGTCTTTGATATCTTGTATTCCTATAACGACGGTCTCGTCTTTAGTAGTAATAATCTTATCACAATA